TTATTTTCATGCCGGACTATGTTCTCAGCCCACGCCATGAGCATTAAACTTTTTCCCATACCGCAGTCCGCGAATATGGCAGATCGTCCCTGTCTTAAAGCCCACTCTGTCAGATGCCTTTGGAAGTCGAACATTGCGTCAGGCAGGCGTATATCCGTAATACCCTCCGGTTTCGCAGATTGTTGTTTCTGCACCAGGAAGGTCATATAATCCATCTGTTCCACCATGTACCTCCTTTCCATCTGCCTGGTACGGCAACACTGGGCATCATCCCCACACCCCCGAATGATTTGTCACTGCCCTTGCCCCGCCGCCGCCGTAGCCGCGCCGCGAGGGTGGTCATATCAACACCCTCACCAGCACGACGGTTTCCGGCGATTTGCGCCGACCGTCGATTTCGACCACGCCCATGAGGCTGTCTATCCGCGAGTCGTCGGCCCACACACCGGCCTCTGTCAGCGCGTCAAGCAGCAGCTTGTAGCGATTGTCGATGTCCCAGCGGCCCCGGGAGCGGACCTTAAACGTGACTTCCACGCCAAGGCGGCCGTTGAGTGGGTGCCCGTGGTACGCCCCCCGCGCCTCGTAGACTGCCCCGCGCTTCCACTCGGCGGCCTTGCTCGTCAGGCATTTGCCGTGTCCGCCCCTGCGCTGGTGGTAAGCGGTCCACAGTGAGGGCGGCAGCCCGGTGAGGACGATCTCCGCGACGGGAGCATCAGAACGGGATATCGATTTCGTCGCCATCGCCCCGTACCTCGTCCAGTGATATCGGGAAGCCATATTCATCGAACTGTTCAGCTTTACTTGACGGTTCGCCCCGCTTGACATAGACCGGTTTTGACACCCGGTCCACCCGCACGTCAAGGCTTACCCGCTGAGAGCCGTCGTTCCCCTGGTACGTCCGGGCCGATACCTTGCCCCAGACCTCAATCGCGTCGCCCTTGGAAAATCCCATGGCGACCGCGTTTCCAAGAGAGCCCCAGACGGTGCAGTTGAACCACGTGGAATCCCGCTTCACCCACTCGCCCGTTTTCCGGTCCTTGTAGTCGTTCCCGACCGCCACCGAGAAACTCGTCACCGGGCTGCCGTTGTATTCCCGCCGTTCCGGATCTCGGCCAAGGTGGCCTTTTATGTGCAGCTCGTTGAGATTAGGCATTTTCTATCCCTCGCTTTTTAAGGACTCACCGGACTCACCGGACTTACCGGATTCACCGCATGGAAAAGCTGGAAGCCATCTGCTGCTTCGCCTGCTTTTCCTTGCTCTGCGCGGCCTGCTCGCACTTCCACCGCCACCACAGCCCGCAGGTCCGGAACGTCACGTAGTACCGCGGTCCCGTCCTCGTGTCCCGCTGGTCCACGTACCAGAGCTTCCCCTCGACACCGCAGGCACCCGGACACCGGCCATTCTGCTTGTAAAACCTGCACGCCTCGTCCCGGCGTTCCGCGAGGGCGAACTCGGACAGGTCGCCCTCGAGGTCGTACTCTCGTGCGGACGGGAACTCACGGCGTATCATTTTCATGACGTCCGCAAGGCGCTGCTCACGAGTGCGAAGTATGATGCCGCTTGCCTTCAGCCTTGCGAGGACGTCCTGTATCGCGTCGCTTACCCTGACCGGTTCGACCATGGCCTATTCACCCCTCCCGCTTTCTGGTGATAGTTCCCTTCGAGGATCTTTTGGAAATTCGTCTGGTTTAAGACCCAATCGAAGGTGAAAAAGTTACTGCCCATGAGAAAATCGCTCTGTGTGCAGAATTGGAAAAACGCGTCCCAGGTTTTGATCTCGCGGAAGTCCGCCATGGGCCGGTCCTTCCAGAGCCGCCTCAGTTTCGGCTTTCTCTGGTCCGTGCACTCTTTGACCAGCGGCCGTCCACGAGGGCCGATGATGTTGTTCCACAGCTCGACGATCTTCTCGTACTGCACAGGTACTTGTTTTCTTGGGGGCTCTTCGGGCTTTAGTCCCAAAACATCGGGAGGGTCGGCCGACTTTGGAGGCCGACGTATTATTTGCTTCTCTTTAGTTTCAACTTCAACTTCAGGTTCAACTTCAACTTCAACTTCAACTTCAACTTCATATTCCTCGGGGGGTATTGATACCCCTTGAAGGGGTATGGATGGGATGTCAAGGGGTATGGATACGGTCTCTTCTGTTTCAGGAACTTCAGATACCCCTTCAAGGTCTCTTGTGTCCTGCAATTCCTCTTCAGACCGTCTTAGAAACGGGTACTTGCATGTGAGCGCTTTCCTGAGAAGAGGTGACTCTACCTCTTTCAAAAGCGCTTTCAGGTTTCTCATGATGAATTTTGAAATGGTCGTCTGGTTCTTGATGAAGTTCAGGACGAGAACTGAGTTGCCGTCCTCCATGACTTTTCCGTCCGCCTTAAGACGCTTGATCTGTTCGTCTATCTGCTGTTCAGTCAGCCCAGTCTCATAGGCCATCTTTCGCCTTGAGACACCCAACACTCCGAGGTTGTTCGTGTGTGGTGACGTCACAAGGTACAGATACGTGAGCTTTGTCATTGGTGGGAGCTCCTCGATGTAGGGATCGCTCCAGAAGCTCATCTTGAGGGTGCGATATTCAGCCATTTTTAACGGCCTCCCACTTCTTGACGGAGCCCTCTAGTATGTCCCGCATAAGAGTCCATGAGCCTTCAAAAGTTTTAGCCCAGTTTTCAACCTTCCTCGCGAACTCGTCTCCCCCAGCTTCATATCCTCGATTCAGGAGGGAAATAATTACTCCCCTGTTGAAGTGACCTGGTGCCCTGTTCTCCAAGATGGCGACGATGTAAGCCCTCTTCCGGTAGAACGGATTTCTTTTCCCCGCGCAAATTCCACCGAGTTTTTCAAGGACCTTGGCCGGATCGTCATACACATTGAAACCGTCCCTCATCGCCTTCATGGCTTCGCTCAAGCCAAACTTCCTGATTATCTTTTTGGCGTTTAGCCTGTATTCTTCTGCCATGGAAAACTTCCCTCCGGTCAGTTGATTGAAAAGGTCGTCTAGAGCATCGACCTCCTCTTCATCCTGATCGGCAAGGCTGATATGCCAGTCCCGGATCATTGATATCTGCTCCCGCCGTGCCTGAAGCATTTCTGCCTGCCGCCGGCTCTTCTCGACCGATGATTGTTCGCTCAGCGGTTCAGCTCCTTTGCCCAGGTTGCACTCGTAGCATGACGTGACAAGATTCATCAGCGTATTCTTGCCGCCCTTCGATACGGGGGTGATGTGGTCTACGTGCAGAACGACATCCGGGGACTTTCTTCCGCAGTACTGGCACGTGAAGGAATCCCGCTTGAACACCTCAAACCGCAGTTTTTTTGATATGTCCTTTCTTTTTGTGCTCATTGGACCATCACTCCGCCTTGGCAGAAAAGGGCGGCATTACACCGCCCCGTTCACGTCAGAGGGGAAGAGCTCAAGCGCCGCGTCATCTGGCTCTTCCACAATGTTCGCATTGACCGCTTCCGGTTCAGGAGTGGCAAGCCACTGTTCCAGGGTGGTAACGTCGTCAGCGTTCCACTCCTTTGAGCTTGCCTTCGGGACGATTCCTTGCAGGACCTCCACCGCCTTCTCTTGGTCCCCGCACCTTGAAACAAACTCATTCCACACGGCCTTCTTCCGAGAGGCGAGGCTCTGTGTCTTAGCCTCACCGATCCGGCGTTTCAGGTTTTCCGCGTTCCCGGCGGCCTTCTCTGCGTCCGGTGTGTCGTTGCTGGCCTGGTCCATCTCATCGTTCGTATAGAGCCCGGAAAGCTCCTGCGGGAAAGCCTTCCGCAGCGCAAGGGCTTCCGCGCACTTTGCAAGCATCACGTCCGGCATCTTTGACCAAAGACCGGACGGCCTCTTGTCTTTGTTTGTCTGGACATATCCCTGATATCTCGCCACCGCCCAGAGCGTCGCCTTGAAGTCGGCGCGCATGACGCCAACCTTCGACGCCACCGGCGGTTCATCGTTGAGCCACACGTCAAGCCACTTCCCATCAGGACCGCACCAGTACGGGCCGTCCTGCCCCTGATACTTCCCGGATCGTTCGGCAATGAGTCTCATGCCGTCGATGGATGTCTGAATCCCCATGACCTCCCGCCCTTCCCGTGAGTCCCACCGCTTGATGGCGTATATCTGCCGGGCAAACGGATCAAGGCCGGTGCGATTGCACACCTGCACGAAGAGGGATAGCTCGTCATCCGTCGCACCCTTCGCGATGGTCCGTTTCAGGAGCTCTACCTGTTCCCGCCCCATGGGAACAATCTGTGTATTTGACTGCGCCTGTGCTATGGCGGTTTCATTCATGGTTTTTCTCCTCCTTCAGGAAATAGGGCCGGAACGGCCGGGAAGCCGCCCCCGTCTTGTAATACGGCTTCATCGCCTCCGAGAGCTCCGGATGCTTCCTCGCGAACCCCCGGTGATCAAAGCTGGTCCGCCCTTTCTGCTCGTTCCAGTACACCCGCAGCCCGCACCCTTCCGCGGTGCTCACACCGGCCACGGTCATGATGTTCTGTATCCGCTCCTTAGCCGCCTGTTCCAAAGCCTCAGCCTCGGAAAGGATTTCCTTCGCCGTTCGCAGGTCGTTGACCGCGTTCATCCACGCACTGCCCCCCATTTCCGCCAGCTCCGTCCCAGTCGGAAGAGCCGGTAGGTCAGGATTGGGCAATAGCTCTGCCCCCTCCGGTGGCGTCCCCTCCTGCACGAGACGCCAGAATGCCGCGTCCCGGTCGATGATCATGGCAATGAGCTCATCGTCCCGCTCAACGTCGAAGTGCAGCAGCTCCCACCGTTCCGCGTTGAATATCGCGAAAGCGCCCCATTCCCGCCCTGAAACGGCGAGATAGTGCTGCATCTGGATCTGGTAGTAGTCCGGGATTCCTTCCCGCTTGATCTGCGAGAAGGTTCTCAGCCCCGGACATTTGATCTCCAATATTCCGGGTTTCCTGCCGCGTACCCCGACAATTTCCCGGTCAATGTTGCCCAGCATCCACTCGTGGTCCGGGTGCTGAAGGATCGCGTTCACCCGCCGGACTTTCCGCTCCGTCTCACCGGCGTACAGTGTCGCTACGGTCGGCTCAAGGACCGTCCCTCGCATCATCGCCGGGGTCGGAACGTCATCCGCCCTGATACCCACCTTCTCCTCCCAGAGCTGCCGCGGGGACGAGAACGGGTGGTCATCTCCGAGGACGATCACCGGCGAGTCCGAACCGCCTATCCCCTTGCGCCGCTCCTCAAGCCACTCTTCACGGTCAAGTTCCTTTGTCGACACAAGCACTCTGGTCATATTTCTCTCCCCCCGTTCATGATCTTGCCCGCCAGTTCGTCGGCGGATTCGACCAGGTCGAGATAGGCTCGGTGTTTCGGGCACCGTTCGCCGTCAGCCGGGTGGTCAAGCCCGAACTCGCAGACCTCCTCGTCGGGCGCAAGGGGTAGACCGTATTCGTCGAACGGCCCTCGCAAAGTCTTCTTGAACCCGCACTTCTCACAGAAGGAATCCCCGATCTCCCTGTCAAGGGTTTCGAGGATGTATTGCGCCGTTACTTCGGCCACCGTTCCTCCCTCCTCACTGTGTGTTAAAATGTGAGGCAGGTGTTCCAGCACCTGCCTTGTTCCATGGACAACCCCCCGGGAAACCGGGGGATTTTTTCGTTTCACAGTAGCCGCACCAACAGGGCAGAAAACGCCGTCTTTCGGTTGCAGCCGGAAGGCGGCATTACTTTCTCGCCATGCCGTATTCGTCGAAAAGTTCGTCTACCTGCAGCCCCAGAAAAGCCGCTATCTTTTCCCTCATCGGGACCGGTGCCCGGCAAACCCCGGAAGCGACCTGGTAACAATGAGACCTGTTTCCGCCGACTTCCCTGTGCATCTGATGAACCGTCATCCTTTTTTCCCTGAGAACGGCTTTAATCTTCGTCTCCATGTCCTCACCTCCTTCATGTTTTCTCGCTCCCCGGTTGTCACACGAAGGCGGTCTGTCCGCTCTTGTCTGGTTCCCGGCTTGCCGCTCTTGTCTGGTTCCCGGCTTGCCGCTCTTGCGTCCGGTGCGCCTTCCGCGCCTGCCGCTGGCGTTTGCGGGAGGTCTTGATCTGCTGGTGGTGCTTCACCGGGAGAACCGTTTCCGGGTCGTCTTGGCTGTTGTCAATCCTCGCGCCGTGGTCCAAAAACGTTTTAAGCTCTTCCATTGTGCTCCGCCTCCATTCCACAAAACACCACGCCAGCCACAAAACGGCCAGCGTGCCGAAGTAGCAAAAACCAAACGCCTGTTCCATCGGCCAGCTATCCATTCGAGACCCACCCCACGAAGGCGAAGCGACCTGCCATCACCAGCCACGCCACGCCTCGGCATACGCCCGGGAAATGCCGGTGCCGACCTCAGACACGTACCGCGCCGTGCCGAGCCGAGGCAGGTTGATGAGCGTCAGCGGGAGCTGCACCAGGAGCGCCGCGTGGAGCACGAGCAACCGAACCCACCTGCTACGCCGTTTTATCCAACTGCTGCACATTTTTAGGCCTCCCTCTCTTTCTGGGCTGGGTGTCAAGGGCGGAAACCACTGTTTCCCGTTCCCACTCCTTGTCCACAAGCGAGAACGCCTCCATCAGGGACTTTTGAGAGCACGCTACTTTTGTGTGCTTCCTGATGATGTCGCTAAGGCCCCTCCATCCCACCCCGGCAATCCGGCAATCCCTGATTTCCACGTAGAGCTCCCTGACCAGCGGTTCCAGCACCGGGCTGGACCTGCGCCGCGTTCGGGACATTGACAGGGTTTTAAGTTCCATCCTCAAGGACGGCAGCCCCGGAATATCAAACTCAGCCATACCTTCGCTCCTCCCTCCTGTCCCACGCCTCCCAGAATGACCGGCTGAGCACCAGGCGCGGGCACTCGTAGGCCGAGTCTCCCGGCCAGTGCCGCGCGCCGGTTGCCCGGCAGAGCCTGAAGCGGTCCGTGTCAAATGATTTCCGATAGTTTTCACATTGCCCGCAGCGAATCATTCCGCAGCCTCCTTCCGCCACCAGAACCATCTCGGGGCTTCCCTCTTATTATCCATCGCCCGCCGTTCGAGTACGGCGAGTTCGCGTAACCGTAAAGTCCTAATCGCCAGAGGTAACGGCCACCGTTCCTCTCGGAGTGCCCTCCCCAGTGAGGGGAGCAGGGGCCGGGTATAGGGGCCGCGAATCGAGCCGGCGCTGACAACTGCGTCAATCCAGCTGGTCGCCATATGATTAGTCTCCTTTCGGTTAGATTATTTCCTTTATTGGGTTGTCAAGGTTCTCCCCGTCTGGATCACCGGCTCGGGCTGTCCGGCGCGGGGGTTATGCGAAAAGTTTTTTAATTTCCTGATAGTTCCCCCGAAGTTGGAGTACTATGCACTCTCCGTCGGGGCTTCGGGGGCAGATATAGGGTTTCCGGCAATCGCCTGAAGGATTACTTCCTCACCTACTCCATATAGATTTGATAATTTCGGGATAATCCGGCCCGGAAAATCACGCTTCTTTTCCCATCTCCGAATTGTGTCCCTGCTGTACCCTCCAAGCTTTTCTCCAACTTCTTGCTGTGAAAGCCCAGCTTTTTTCCTTAAACTAACCAATACCTCCTGCGTCATTTTTGCACCCCCTTTCCGTCGCAACCCTATTATAATGCGTCATTGATAAAGCACAATAGGACTTTAGACCTATTTATGCTTTATAGATAAAGCAATGGCAATGGGGGGGTAGAGAGCGGATATACATTTTTTTATACTAAACCGTAAAAGATGGGACTTTAGGCCTATACCCATATCGGAACAACCATGATATACTTTACTCAGATCAAAGGGACATTGAAAACCAAATAGGAGGTGGGGAACATGCAGGAAGTAATGAGGGAAATGGTGGAACTGAAAGAGCGGATTGCAAAACTAGGAACTTGGGCGGCAATCGAAGAGTTAGTAAGGGAAGGTTGGAGCAAGGAAAAACTTGAAAGAGCGGGAATCAGGTCGGTATTCTTCAGAGACACTACAACAGAGTTTAATAAAAACATCGATCGACTGATAGAAATGACACGGTAGAGCGAGGGGCGCAAGCCCCTCCACTACAAAAAAGGAGGAAAAAGACTATGAAGATCACGGTTAATGACGCAAATTGCACTGCGCACATTGAGGGATTAAATCTTGGAACAAATCTTTCAGTAAGAGGGTACGATAAAAAAGGGAATAAAAGTGGGTATGTATACCTTGACGGTAGGCAGATATGCGAGGGCTTTGAGTTGCAGGGGGCTACGATGCTTTATGACCCTTGCGAGCTTTTTTCCGAGTACGTCAGGCGGCAGTGCAAAAAGAGCGGTAGAAAATACCGTGTCGTGGTGAAAAATGACTAAACTCACCGTCGCCCAAGCCGCAGCCCTTCTGGGAGTAAGTAACAGGAGGGTGGTGGCGATGATAGGATCGGGCATCTTAGAAGCCGAGAAATTCGGCGAGCGGGTATGGCAGGTAAACGCCGAGAGTGTGGAAAGGAGACGGAAAGCCATGGCAAGCGGGAAAATCACAGCAATATGGGACGACCTTGAAAGTGGTGATGAGGGGAATCGAACTAAACCGTAAAAGATGGGACTTTAGACCTATTGCGCAAGCGTAAGCAAGGAGCTATACTATACACAGATTAAAGGGCAACGGCCCGGAGGAGGAAAAGAAAATGACTTACAGAGAAATCGCGCTCCAAATGAAAGATGATAGCGACAGAGTGCTTTGGCTGGTGGGTGAATGGTTGGGGAACGAAGGCAAGAGAGCGCTCGAATTCCCGGACGCGGAACCTTTGGATTTTGACCCTGAAAGCATGTGGGAAGCCGAACTTCAGGAGTATTTGGCGGGATGCGGAGTTGAACTTTAGCACATTCACGACAGCAGAGGCCGCCCGCGAGCTGGGAGTAACGGCAGCCCGCATCCGCCAGCTCGCGGCGGCGGGGGAGCTAAAAGGCGAAAAGCGCGGAAGAGACTGGATGATCGACGCCGCGAGCGTCGAGGAGAGGAAAAGGAAGACCGAGGGAGCCTAGCGGCTCCCTCTCCTCATTTTTGCCCTCTATCTCGCGTCAGGTTGAATTCTTTTACCTTCGACGACGTTTTATACCTCTCGCCCTAAAATCGTTCAATACAGGGCATTCTGGAGGCATGTTTCAAAATATCTTCCAATAGTCTCAAAGACGCGTCACTTGATTTTGTACTTCTCCAGCAGCTCGTCGTACCGTTTTGCGTGATACTCCGGATCGTCCCTGGGGATGTGCTCCTCTTCCTCTTCCATCACAGGAGGAGGCTCTTCTTTTTTTATCACCTTGACGGTAACCGGCGGTTCACTCTTCGCCTTTTTCCCTAGCTTCTCAATGGTAGATCCATCCCAGGCTTTTTTCGCGAAGAGCCCCAGGATGATCGTACCCGCCAGATCCGTGTAATACTCAGGCAGTTCGAGCGTTGGAAGCCGCATCCCCAGGCCCATGAGCAGCGGAGCGATGATGTGGTTGAACGCCACCACAGCGGACAAAAGCCACAGGATGCAGGGGATCGCCCCGGCCACAAAGGGGCTATGATTCGACAGCCAGGACTGCTGCACCTTTAGCCGCTCGATATCCTGCTGGACGTCCAGCTTCTCCAACTCGTACCGCAGTTCCGTCGCCTGGTTGGGGTTCTGGATAACCTTGCCGATGATGCTTTCCAGCGCCGGAACGATTTCAAGGAGATTCATTTTTTCACCCCCAAATAATGCAGAATCAGGGTGGTCATAACTCCGGTCATTATGATCCACACCCCGTTCCGGACGGCGCTGCCTAAAAGCAGATTCCACCAGTCGTCAGGAGAATGGCTCGGAGATTCCATCAGGCGGTGCACGAATTTCACCACCGGCTCACGCTCCAGGCATTTCCGGTCAATTTTCCGGATGCATTCCCATGTA